TGGCTTAAGCAAAAAGTAGCTTTATTAGTAATTGAGTTTGACGAACAGTATCCAGAGGATGATTTATCTTGCTTCTTAGGGAGTGGTTCACCTTACTTTGACCTTAAGTCATTACAAAAACAGATGGTCTTGGAGGTTGTTTGAGAAACCCGGTTGCCATAGGACATTTGGTTGAAGAGAATAATGAAATCTTCTTTATGGAAGATTCTCGTGGTTCATTGCGTATATATGAAGATGAACCTACTGAACCGGTAGTTATTGGAGCTGATGTAGCTGAAGGTTTGAATGAAGACCAATCCGCTGCCGTAGTCTTGGGAGTTAATTCTAATAATACCATTGCGGCATTTAATTCTTCCAAGATAGACCCAGACCAATATGCTGTGTTTCTTTCAATGCTTGGTTATTATTATCGCCAAGCATTTATGGGAGTAGAACGTAATTCCGTAGGGTTTAGTGTCGTATCTGATTTGATGAAGATTTATCCTACAAAACGCATATATTTCAATTACCGGCTTGATGAGAAGATTAAGATTAAGACAAAAAAATTCGGTTGGATTACTGATGAACGCACAAGACATCTTATGCTTGGTTATTTAAAGCAGGAAATCAGGGAATTCTCAACCGAATTGCGAGATAAAATTCTTATTCAACAATGTATGAAGTTTGTCAATGACGAAGGCAAGCCACAGGCAGCAGAAGGGGAGAAAGATGATTTAGTAATTGCGAGGGCGATTGCGGGAATGATGAGAAGATACAGACCACAACTTGAAGGGCTCAAAGATTTTATCCCAGAAAGTCAGAAGGTTTATTGATAAAAACACTCAAATGAAAGGATAACCAATGCGATTCTTAAATCTGGTTAATGACGGGAACTTAATTATTATGAGAACGAGTGAATTTGCAGCTGCCGAGATTCATTCTCACGAAAATATCCATAGGATTACAATCTATCTTAAATCTGGAATTAAAATGTTCACGGGAGATGAATTCAAAGATATTCTTTTAGCCAAACAAGAGATAGAAAAAATTAAAAAATCTTTAGAGGAGGAGAACTAATGACAGAAGACGGCGGCAATGGCAAGTTAGAGACAGAAAAACAACCAGAGAAAACTCAAGAACAATTAGACAAGGAACGCTCCGAACGCTTTGCAAAAGAGCCTTTTAGTTTTGTAGAGATAAATGAGTTAATCTGTGCCGCAATCCGTAACCCTAAATCACAACTTGGCATATCTGTCCTTGTAGGGAATTGTAAGCGGAGCGAACTAAACAATGCGCAGGTGGAATTGGCTCATCGTTTGGAATTAGCCCGAAGAGCAATGGACATTGAGATGGAAATGAAACACCCTAAGATTATTCCTGCTAAGGGCGGGATCCTTAATTTTGCGAGGAGGAAATAATATGCCTAAAGACTTTCTGGCGTGTGTGTCTGGCGGAGGCCGCGTCAGAACCAAGAAACTATCAGGCAATCGTTATCTTCATATTTGTTTCCTTAATGGCAAATCCTATGCTTCAGAAGTAAAGACAAAGGAGAAAAAAAGCAAATGAGCAAATTCTCTACTGCCGTAAATAAAATGAACAAATTAAAACTTGAGAAACATCCGCTTGATAAGCATACTTCAGATAATCCCAAGATTACGCAATTAAAAAAGCAGATGGTTGATTTGGCGGATAGAGTCAAAAAGGAAGGAATCCAATGAAAGAAATTTCAGTTAAGAAACCAGCAGAAAAATTAAGCAAGGAAGCAACAATAGCAGGTGTGCCTGCTCCGAAAGATAGTTACCCGTCTTTCTCTATTTACGATAATGCTCCTGATGAACTTATGAAAATTTCTATGGGTAAGGAGGTAATGGCAAAGATAAGAAAATCATCAGAAGATACTCACAAAGGAGATAAATCGCGTAATACTTGCGGGTTTGAAGTCTTGTCTATTATGATTAAAGACGAAGAAAAGATGAAGGAAGTCTTAAAAGATATTAATCTGCCGGAAGATAGGTACGCTTCAGTAATGGAAAAATATAAGGGATAAAATGCCTAAGCCTAAAGAGAAAATAGAAAACCCAGACCAAAAGACTACTGAAACAAAATCTGAGATTAAATTAAATCCCGAAAGCGACCTTTTCAATGTAACTGAACGCAAGGACATCGTCAAGATAGTCAGCGATGATGTTGATTATGGAGAAGAGATACAGGCTGATTATGTTGCACGCAAGGAACTTGACCTCCAGCATTACCATTGCGTAAAGCCTTCTCTCCTTGAAGGGCTTACCAAAAAGCCGTGGATGTCTGATAGGAATTTAGGGCTTGCCCGCGCCGTTGCCGATAGTTACCAGGCTACTATTTTTGCTACTGCCTGGAATCCCGATTCAATAAATTTCATAGCCACCCGCACGAACGATATAGACAATCGCAATAATCAGGAGAAATTTACCAAGTGGGGTATGGGTGAGCAGGAAGCAAAAGCCTTTCCAGAAGTAGATGGCTTTATCCATAACCGCATAGTAGTCGGCTCTTCATTCTTTAAGATTTACCGTAAGGTCTGGGATGAGTGGGTTGATAAGCGTATTCCGGTAAAGAACAAAAAAGGCAACACTTATAAATATGAAATCAAGACCGAAAAGGTAAGGCTTGAAAAAGGCATTATAGAGAACATCCCAGATATTGACGATATTCTTATGCCTGAATATGGTAAGAATATCCAAGACTTGCCGTTCTTTATCCATATCCTTCATTTAGACGGCGAGAAAGTTTTGGATTACATCAAGCGCAAAGTATTCATCCCCTCCGATGTGGAGAAATATAAAGAGAAACTCCATAACCACGCTTATTCTGAAAAAGAAAGGACACTTGGAGAGGAAAAATTAAAGCATCTTGGCATAATTTCAACTAACATTACCGATTTGGATGTGCGCCGCCTGCCTATAACTCTTTACGAATGGTATGGCGAATATACCAAGAATGGCAGGACTGAGAAATTCAGGTTTATCATTGATGTAGAGAATGACGAATTCTTAAGCGGCAAACCCTTGCGTAAAATAAACCGCTCAGGGAAAATCCCCTTTGTGGGTGGCGGGCTTTGCAATGAGCCAGGACAAATAAGGGGCATATCCCTTATGCAAATTATTGAGCCTGTAATCAATGCCTTTAACTGCATATTCAACCAGAAGTCTGATTTCCAATATGTAACTAACTGCCCGTTTGGTTTTTATACACCAAGTGAAGGATACACTCAAGCTAAATTTGAGTTAGAACCTTTGATTATGTATCCTACGGATGACCCTTCCAAAATCAACATTCCTAACATCCAACGTTCTATGGCCTGGGCTGAAAGTGATATGCGGATATTGTTTGAAGTTTTAGAGAGGTTAACAGGAGCGGCAAGTTACTTCTCAAGCCGGACTAACCAGAGCAAGACTTTAGGCCAGGATTTACTTATAGACAAGAACTCCGAGACAAGGTTCGGCTTATGGGTATCAAGGACGCAGAAAGATGTTTGCGAGGCAATAGGGATGTGGTTTGAGTTATATCAGGATTATCCTCCGAAGGGTTTAGCCGAAAGAGTAATCGGAGAGGATGGCACAAAGATATTCCCTAATCTTTCTATTGATAGTTTGCGTGGGGATACTGCCGTGCAGATGACTCCTGATACCGTTGCCGGCTCAAAGGCATACAGGAAACAACTCCAGATGTGGGCATTTTCCACAGGCCAACAGATGATATGGCTCAATCCTCAAATCAATCCGCAAGGCAACTGGAATTTATGCGCGGATACGATGAAGGAAATGCTTAATCTTTCTGATAATGAAGTCAGGCGTTATCTAGGAGAACAACCTAAATCAAAATTTAATGAAGCCGAACTCAACAATGAATGGTATCGCTTTATGAATGGCGAGGATTTTAACCCGCCAGAGGGAGAGACTGCCTTAGCCTTACAGCATTTGGAAGGCCATACTAAGCAGAAAGAGGAAAAATACCATTTACTTGATGAGGAATATAGGCCGAATTTTGACGCTCATTTATTCAAAACTATGATAAATGCTATGAATTTTATCAAGGGCGTCCAACAGGAGCAAATGGCTAATAGGATGGCTTCCCAGGCAATTATGCAAGGCGGAGGACAATCAGGGCAGAATATGCCTATACAACCTCCAAACGCTCAATCAGGAGCCCCTGTGGGACAACCAGGGGCAACTCCAGGAGCTATGCCAGGGGTTAATCCTAATGCTATGCCTGGAGGGATGACTTAATGTCAAAAGATAAAGCAGGCGCAATAGGCGAGTTAACCTCTATGCTTATGTCAGGAACTTTCCATAATATCTTGGCAGAGCATAAATCTTCGCTCCAGAAAGAGGTTAATGCTTTTGTTAAGAAACAGGATTTACCTAATGCCTATGCCGCATTAAGAACTATGGAAGATGTTGACCGCATAGTAAGGCTTATGCAGACAAGGTTGGATGAGTTAAAGAAATAAGGGCTGCTTAGCGTGCCTATGAACGCTATGGTTTTAACAAGGAGGTAACAAGATGGAAGAGATGAAAGCAGTAAAGAAAGCAACGGATAGGGGAGTGGTAGCCGAGAATCCAGTACCTTACGACCCTACAAACATTAATCTTAGCAAAGCGGAATTTGTGGCTAAGGAAAAGGCGCGCAAAGAAAAGGAATTAAAGATAAAAGAGTTTGCCAAGGCGCTTGATGAGCCGGAAGTTAAGAAAGAGGCCGAGATTGAAACAGAAATCCCTAAGCCTCTGAAGCCAAGAGGCAGGCCGAAGGCAATTAAATAATGAACCCAAAGATAGAAAAACTTTTTAAGTTAATCAAAGAACTTTTAGACAACAAAAAATCCGTTCAGTTAAGGATTAACTTACACGAAGGCAATCTATCTGAAAAGGTTGAAGTAAAAGAAAGTTTGGAATTAAAGTAATTTAGCGACGCACCACCGAGTATTCGAGGGCGTAGTTAGTAGAGAAATCTATTGACTGCGCTTTTTTTATTAGTGCTTCACTACTAAAGTGTGATGGATTAGAGGTTACTTCGCTGACCTTTGATAGCGATGGTAATAATAATGGAGGAAAAAATGGCTGAACTACAGAAGGAAGAGTTAAAGAAAGAACTTGAGGGTATTTTGGAAAAGGAAAAAGCGGAAGGCCAGAAGTCTAAGGAAGCGTCTATGCCGGCAGAAGAGAGAGAAGCGTTAGAGGCGAAACAGGTTGAAGAGGCGAAGAAAGCGGAAGATATCCGTATCGCAACCGAAGCCCAGGCCAAAAAAGACGCCGAACTTCTCCTTAAAAAAGATGAAGAGATTAAGGATGAAGCCGAAAAGAAACACAAGATAGAACTTCTGGAAGCCAAGCGCAAAGAAGAAGAGGATAAACTTTCCTCTGAAGAAAAAATCAAGAAGATAAAAGAGGAAACCCAGAAGCGCATTGATGAACTTACTAATCAACTTAAAGAGATTAGAGATAAAGGTTCAAAGGAAGCTGAGATTATGCGCCAGGAACTTGAGGCTTTGCGTAAGGAAAAAACAGAGAAATCCGAAGATATAGTTTCTCTGGTGGAGAAAGAAGAATCCGAGAAGAACCAAAAATACCTTCAGGAAGATAAATCTTTGACTCGTGAAAAACGCAGGGAGATGTCAAAAGAAGAATGGGGCGAGTGGTCGTTAGACGATAATGAGGCCGCCGTAGCTTGGATTCAACGCCGGGAGCTTCGCAGAGAAATTGATAAACGCCAGAACTTAATAACCAAGCAGAGGGAAGGCATATCAAGGAAACTCTTTGAAAAGCAGGCTCAATCCTTAGTAAGGGTTTATGGCAAACACCCTGAACTGGATATCAAGGTTCGTAAGGCAGAGTTAAAAGCTCAAGGCAAATCTGATGAGGAAATTGAAACTATCGTAAGGGCAGAGAACAAAAAATACGATACCATTATGAAGATTGCCGAAGAGAACCCTGACTGGAAGTTTGACCTTGACGCTCCCGAAAAAGCGGCGGAAGAAATGGTAAGGCGGCTTGAGGATAAAAGCAATAGCGATGAAAAATCTGCCTTAGATAAAATGCAAGAGCAGATTGAAACCTTAAGTGCGGAGATTGCCAGATTAACTTCCACCGATGAAGGCGTTACTTCTACAGTCTTGAGAGAAAAAAAGTCAAAGGAAATAATGACTGAAGCCGAGAACGTTATCATTGAAACTATGAAAGCGTCTAAGGCCTCTCAGGCAATGATTGATTCAGCCTTAAAGAAGTTTAGAGAGAAAAAGAAATAACTATGTCCGAATATTCGTTCTATAAATGCGGCAGATGCAAAGGAAACATACCTTTTGTAAAATCAAAAGGCAAACCTAAAGTCTGCCCTGAGTGCGGATATGGACATGGCGAAAGAGATGTAAACGATGTGCCTCAAGAAGTAAGGTTAAACTTAAATAACCTTAGCCAGGAAAATGCCGGTTCAAGAGGCAAATTAGAACAAACGACTATTACAAGCCGTTAATTAAGGAGGATTATCAATGAAATTAGCAAGATACCAAGCAAGCGGGTTTATGCCCGTGAATGAACCGCCGGCGACAAGGAGAAACCTTGCGGCGACGGTAACAATCGTCAAAGGTGATGCCTTAGAGGATAACGCAAGCGGTTATCTGACCAATGCAGCCACTTCTTTTACTGCCCTGTTTATGGGTATAGCAAGCATTGATGTCGTAGGGGATTCAAGCACAAAGTATGTTGAGTATTATCCCCTTGATACCAAGACCCAGTATTCAGTGCCGGTAATCCAAAATGCAGTTATCACCAGAGATGCGATAGGTTCGTGCATTGACCTTTCAGCCAATGGAGATATTGACATCAGCAATACAATCACTGAAGGTATTGTCTTCAGAATTGACGATATTGACATCTCTGCCGAAGCGATTGCCGCAAATGCCTATGGTTATGCCATCGGGCATTTTGAAGTATTAGCAACACAGGCTGGTTAATAGTGAAGCAAAATAAAAATAGGAGGAAACATAAATGACAAGAGCAGGATACCTTGATTTGTTTACGCCCATCTATGATGAGTTTGCAATGCTGAAGTTTAATACTCCGGAGCAGGCTCATTTGGTGGCGTTTGAAGAAATTGAAGATCCGACTAAAGATTACATCACGAACAATATGTCGGGGTTAGGCGCTTGGCAAGCGGTTGATGAAGATAGTGATAGTGGTTTAGACCACTTCATCATTGGGTATGAAAAAACTAATACCCAGCAGAAATACCGCAAATATTTCCATGTTTCGTTTGAAGTAAGTGAGCAGATGGAATATGCGGCGTTAAAGAAAAAGATAGTAGATGCGCAAGCGTTAGGTGCAGGTGGAAAGACCGCAGCATTAAAAGCGACCGCCGCTAAACTCTATAATGGATTTAGCGTTGCTGGCCCAGATGGATATTATGCTTTCTATAATAGCCATCCGAAGAACCCAGAGGAAACCGGAAAAACCTATGACAATCTTCTTGACGGGCCGTTTTCTCATGATGCCTTAGAAGCAGCCGAAAAACAGATTTCCGCTAACCATTTTGATATGGACGGAGACCCGATTATGTTAGCCGAGAAACCTCTTCTTGTTTATGCTCCTGCTTTAGCCGGTGTGATTGGCAGGGTATTAAATGAGAGAGCAGGCTTAAGGCCGGGAACTGACCATAACGATGTTAATCTCTATTCCGGTAAATATACTCCAGTTGAATCAGTGTATCTCTCCGCGGCAATGGGAGGTTCTGATACAGCCTGGTATATAATTTATCCAGGAGTCAAGTCGTTAAAAATCGTATGGGCGCAGAAACCGCAGTTCGCTTCCTGGATTGACAACCTCAAGCAGAGATATTACTTTGATGGTTGGGAGCATTTCCTGGTTGCGATTAGTGATTGGAGAGGATTATTCGCAAGCACAGGATTGTAATTTTTCGGAGAAAATAAAGTAGGGGTGGAGAAATCCGCCCTTACTTAATCAAATGGGAGGAAAAGTAAATGAAAAAAGCGTTTAGTTTAATCTTGGTTTTAGGATTGGTAATGTTTCTGTTTTCGCCAGTCCTTGCCAGCGATGAACAAAGTCTAAAAACATATACCATCGTTGATACCGGAACTTCTGGCTCAACATCAACGCTTATTGCGTTGACCACTATAATCCCAGGTAAATGCAGGATATTGGGTTATGAGATAGGGCCTACCGTATCGGCTGCCGGTGTAATCGGTATGAGTATCCACGATGCCGCTACTGTCGGAACTGCGAGCACAACTAACCAATTTGGAGAACTTGTCGGGGCAAATACTGCTTCTTATAATGTGTGGTATCCAAGACCAAGAGCAGTAAGCCTTGGTATAGTTGTAAAGCAGGGTTATGGTTCAACAGTAACGATCTACTATGAACAAGATATTCCTTAATTTTGTTAAAGGAATTAAGAAGGGGTTGGCTGGCTCGTTCCAGCCGACTCCTTCGTTCTTTGACTTTTTGATAAGCCTGATGCTGATAATCAACTTCATCAAGGAAACCTACATCAAGGAGATTTTTTTCGTATTCTATATTTTATTCTTATGGAGCGTAACTTTTTTAATCAAACCCAAAAGAGAATATAGGAATATCTGGCTTGGGATTTTAACAATCTGGTCTTTGATAAGCGTTTTTATCCATAGTTATATTTTATCGCAAGAGTCAATAACATTTAGATATAAAAATATGTATCTGATGTCAGAAGGATTTATCTATATAATTTGCGGAGTCTTATTTTTGAGCCTGTTGGTCAGGTATTCTACTAATATAAAGTTCATATATTTTCTATCTCCAATATTGGCTATACCTTGGTTTTTTGAGTTTATTAAAGACCAACACTTAACACCATTTGTGGCTTTGTTTATCGCCTTACTGATTTATTGTTTATGGAAAAGGAAAATCTGGGCTTTTATGCTTATGTTCTGGTCGGGATTAACTTATTTCGGATTAAACTATTCTTATATACTAAATAAGTTCCGTTTCAAAATTCCCATAATGGGCGAACTGGTTAGGCAGATTATCCAACATCCATTCGTAGGCAGCGGGTTTAACAAGACACTTTCTCCGGACAATATGATTTTTCTTGATAAACAACAACTATGGCTATGGCGGTATAACGACTTCCTGAATTTAGGCGCGCAGTTAGGGATAGTGGCTTTGTTCTGTTCTTTATTTTTTATATCAGGGATATTAAGCAGGATAAGGGCAAATTGGCATTTAATATTGGCGATAACAATGATTTTGATAATGTCATCGCAATCAATAATGTTCTTCGCCGATAAGGCGGTTACATACCTGTTTTTGACAGGGTTGATAATATTAAACAGTTACAAAAAGGAGGCGGCAGATGTGGTTTAGAAGATTTTTAGTTTTAGCGGTTCTATTGTTGACTGTAAATGGATGGGCAAGTGTAACTACGCTTTGTAATACCTACATAAGTGATAATCCGAGCGCGGCAATTCTAACGACCTATGTATCAACCTCAACGATCATACCAGGGATACATAAAATCTTAAGTATCGCGGTAAATCCTTCTCCAGGGAGCGTTCAACCTTCTGCGGTGGCTATTTATGACGCAACTGCGGCCGCACAGATAAGCAATACCTATCTAAAGGGTGAGTGTGAGGCAGTGCCTTATGGTTCAAACGATAGAGTATTTCCTTATCCAAAACACTTAGCAAATGGATTAGCGATAGTTCAATCCCCCCACACCCTCGTAACAATTGAATATACGAGGTAACTATGCCTAAAGATTTTACCAAGCCAGACATAACCACAAGCCAGGATTTATCGGTAGGTGCATTGAGTTATACCACTTCTATCGGCAGGAAATTCAAGTTAGCCGAAGTAATCATCCACGCCTCAGTAGCCATAATCGAAACTATTACAATTACCAGAGATTCTGTGAATGGCGCAAGTTACGACCATATCCTTATGAACAGGGATTTAGTTGCAGAACAGGATTTGGTTTTCAGGCCACAGGGAGAATGTAATTTTGAAATGAATGATGAGGTTAAGATTCAATGCACTTGGGCTAATAAAACTGGAACGGTTTTTGTAACTATTAAGACTCTTGAAAAATCTTAATAAGGAGATTCTATGATTTTAACTGAGATAATTGATACATTTAGGGCGGAAAATAGCGAAATTACAGACAGAGTGGTTAGCGATATCTTATTAAAAATTTGGGCTAAGCAGGGTGATAAAGAAATCTGCGCTATCACCCGTTGTATCGTAGGAGATGCTACTTTTGATTCCGTTGCGTCCACTTCTGTTTATAACACTAAGTATGACTTGACTGCGGAGATACCAAAATTCTACGATGTGGACGATTTTCCAGGTGGTGGGGTTTCTTTTGACGATGACCCCCTAACAAAGACAACCGTAACCGAACTTGATGCAGAAGATTCAAGTTG